TATCTTCAGCAAATGTGGTCACAAGAGTTTTACAGGGTATTGCTACGATATCACCAGAAATCACTAGGTAGAAAAAATGGCGATAACGGCTGTAGTTCAAACACCATCACAGATAGCTGCTGAAGTAAAGACGACCGGGCAGATTATTCCGTCAAGGGCTACTATTTCAGCATCAACTCTTGCCAGTTTATCTGATGTGTCGCTTGTCACTACGACAGCGACTTCTGTAATGATGTATAACTCTGGCACTTCTACGTTCCAGTTAAAAGAGCATCCTTATCTAGACCACACACCGGGTGTTTTAACTGCTAACTCCGCTGTTCTAGTGGATGCTAATTCACATATTGATTATGTGAGTACAACAAATTTTAGAATACAAAGTTCGGGTGGAAGCACGGCATATATCAATGAGATTGTAACAACGATTGATGCTTCTGCTAACACTGACCAATTAGCAACAGCATCCGCTGTAAAAAGTTATGCTGACGATGTTGACCTTGATGGAGGCTTTTATTAAATGGACGAAAATTATGATACGTTGAAAATATTTTGTGACAAACAAAAGATTATGATTGCAGATTTGCTATCTAAGGTTCTAATGCTTGAGACTAAATTAGAAGTTTTGCAGGCATCGATGAATACAGCAGAAACTATAAATACTAAAAACAACAGAGAAAAGAGTGATCCGACGATAAGATCACCTTTCAAGAACCGATAGGAGAGTAAAGTGGCGTCAATTATTCAAATTAAAAGAGGGTCTGGTGCACCAGGAAGTCTCGCTGATGGTGAGTTAGCGGTAGATACAGGTAATAAGATTCTCTATGTAGGTAACTCTACCAGTGGTGTTGTTGAAATTTCAAGAAACACTATTGACGGTGTTGACATTTCTGATGGCTCTAACACAGTCGCTATCAACGCTGCTAGTGGTACAGAGAGTTACACGCTTACTCTACCAGGCAATGATGGTGGTACAAATCAAGTTTTAACAACAAATGGTAGTGGTGTTCTTTCTTGGACAACACCCTCTGGTACTCTAGCTGCTACCGGCAGCCCAGCAGACGGTCAAGTTTCTGTTTGGACAAGTGGCACAGAGTTAGAAGGTGATGCTGCTCTCACATTTACAACAGCCTCTGATACACTGAATATTGGTGCTTCGAATGATGGTACGCTGACTATCGGTGGCGTTACAATCATCGACAATGGTGGCTCTGGTGCTGTTGCTCTTTCTGGTATCAACTCTCTTGATGCTACGACTGAAGCGACGATTGAAGCTGCTATTGACACACTCTCAAATCTAACTTCGATTGGCACTATTGCTACTGGTGTTTGGCAAGCAACAGACATTGCTGTAGCCCATGGTGGTACGGGTGCTTCAAGTGCCGGAGACGCAAGAACAAATCTTGGTTTGGTGATTGGTACTGATGTTCAAGCATATGATGCTGAACTTGCAGCTATTGCAGGACTCACATCTGCTGCTAACAAGCTGCCATATTTCACAGGTTCTGGCGCTGCTGCTGTTGCTGATTTTACTGCTTTTGGTCGCTCAATTGTAGATGACGCTGACGCAGCGGCAGTAAGAACAACGATTGGTGTAGACGCTGCTGGTACTGATAACTCGACCGACGTGACTCTAGCTGGCTCTCTTGACTATCTTACAATTTCTGGTCAAGAAATTACAAGAGGCGCTATCGTACTTACAACTGACGTAAGTGGCACTCTTCCTGTAGGCAACGGTGGTACTGGAGCAACAACTCTAGGCGACAACCGAGTACTAACGGGCGCTGGTAGTTCTGCTATTTCCGCAGAAGCGAACATGACATTCGATGGTTCTACCTTGGCTGTTACTGGTGATGTTAATATTACAGGCGACTTGAGTGTTGCTGGTAACACTACAATCACAGATACAACAACAATCTCTGTTGAAGATTCGATGCTTAAACTTGCGTCGAATAATACAGCTACGGACTCGATTGATCTTGGGTTCTATGGTGTTTATAACGATAGTGGCGTCAAATATGCCGGCATTCTCAGAGATTCTTCTGATGGCACAGGCGTATTTAAAGTTTGGGGTGGGTTTACTTCCGAGCCAGGCGTAACAGCAAACTTTGCTCAAGGCGCTCTTGCTCAACTTGATGCTATTATCGACGGTGGAACATACTAATATATATTAGTAGATGTAAAAAATAGAGTGGGTGAGGACTATAGTCCTTTCACCTTCCTCTCCTTATATAAGGGATAAGAAATGGCTTCTACGATTAAGGTAAAACGCAGTTCCTCGTCAGGAGCAGCGCCAAACACAACTCATATTTCAACAGGTGAAATCGCACTGAATACCGCAGATGGTATTCTATATTCATCTGATGGGTCTAGTGTATTTGAGATTGGAGCCAATCTTACCTCTTTAGCAGTCAATGGTGATACTACATTCACAAGTGCGGATGCTGGATCAACAGCAGGTCCAGAATTCAAACTTTATAGAAATTCTTCAAGCCCAGCAGATGGTGACTATCTTGGTCAGATTAAGTTTGCTGGTGAAAGTGATACAGGCGTAGAGAGAAACTATGCAAAAATTACTGGTAAGATTGGTGATGCTACAAATGGCACTGAAGATGGTATTATTGAAATTGCTCATATCAAAGCTGGTTCTCAAAATATCAATGTAAGAATGACAAGTACCGAGTTCAAGATTATGAACGGTACAGACTTTGACATTGAAACGCATGATGGTTCCTCAAACGGTTTAAGATTGAATGGCACTCTGGTTACATCTACAGCCGCAGAGTTGAATCGCTTGGATGGTATTTCAAGCGCAGCAGTGGGTGAAACAGATTCTCAAACACTCACCAACAAAACTCTCACATCACCTTCTATCGGCACAGGCTTCACTCTTGATAGTGTTACTATTGGGACGATTCAAACTTCTGGTGAATCCTTCGCAGATAATGATACATCGTTGATGACCTCTGCTGCTATTGCTGATAAGATTGAGTCTTATAGCTATATCACTGCCTCTGATAATATCACAGGAAGTGCCGCAACTCTAACGACTGCTAGGACTATTGGTGGTGTATCTTTTGATGGTAGTGCTAACATTGACCTTCCCGGTGTAAATACTGCCGGTAACCAGAATACAAGTGGTTCTGCTGCAACTCTAACCACAGCTAGAACTATTGGTGGTGTATCTTTTGATGGTAGTGCTAACATCAATCTACCTGGCGTCAATACTGCTGGCAATCAAGATACATCTGGCAATGCTGCAACTGTAACAAACGGCGTATATACATCACGGACATTAACTGCTGGCACTGGTTTAACTGGTGGTGGCACACTTGCTGCTGATAGAACCTTTGCTATTGACTCCACAGTCGCAACACTTACTGGGTCTCAAACACTCACAAATAAAACTCTCACATCCCCTTCTATTGGCACAGGGTTCACCTTCGATAGTATTACTATTACTGCTGTCCAAACTTCTGGTGAATCCTTCGTCGATAATGATACATCGTTGATGACCTCTGCTGCTATTGATGATAGAATCAATGCTGCTGGCGGTGGTGGCGGTGGTTCTCTTGAGTTGTATGCTGAGAACCCTAGCAGCCCGACTGCGCCTATTGCTACTGGCACGAATGCTGTGGCGATTGGGAGTGGCAGTATAGCTACTGGCGCAAAGTCGCTTGCTTTTTCTGATTCTCGTGCGGCTGGGGCAGATTCGTTTGCAGCAGCGATAAGAAGTAAATTAAGTACTTATGGGGCAAAAACTAGTGGTAGTGTTGCGATAGGAAATAGGGCAACTTCTGGCAGTGCATATTCTGTTGCAATAGGAAATACAGCCACTACGTCTACAGGTTTTTATGCAACTGCTATTGGAGCCGCGTCAACAGCAGCAGGCGCTAACAGCATCGGCGCAGGCGCAGTGGCCCTCGGTGGCTCATACGCCTCCGGCACCGACTCCTTCGCCGCAGCCATCGCCAACAACAGCAGTTCTTATGGTGCTACTGGGGCTAACTCGGTGGCTATTGGTGGATTTGCTAAGTCTAATAATAGCAACTCTATAGCCATTGGAAGAAACTCTCAAGCAACGGGCAGTGGGTCTGTCGCCATTGGCGGTCAAGGATCTGGGTCAGAGCCTATTGCGTCCAACTCTGCCTCTATAGCTATCGGAAGTGGCACAAGGGCTGATGGTATATTTTCAATGGCACTGGGTAGCCGTGCGGTTGCAGGGGGCATCCGTGGCAAACAGGCGTGGACTGGCTATGCAATTTCAGGCAATAGTGATGGCGCTTCACAATCTGGGAAGATGGTTCTTGCACGGAATACAACAGATGCAACGCCCTCTGCTTTAACGACATACAGCAACCCATCAACCACCAACCAAGTCATCCTACCCAACAACTCTGCCTACGCCTTCCACGGCACCATCGTAGCCCGTCAGCAAGCCTCGGCAGGCACTGCATGTGCAGCATGGAAGATTGAGGGTCTGATCCGCAGGGAAGGTTCCGCAGGCGCGACAGTTCTGGTCAACTCAGCTACAACTGTCTTGGACAATACACCCGCTTGGGGCATGGCTCTCAGCGCAGACACGACCAACGGTGGCCTTGCTATTACCGTTACAGGTGCGGCAGCCACAAATATTCGCTGGGTTGCAACAATTCACACGTCAGAAGTCACTTACGCTTAATATAAATAAACTCAAAGGAGAAAACTAATGGCAATTCAACTTGACCTACAAAACTCACAGTATGGCATCGCATTCAACGGTGCTTACTATCGTATCGCAACAGCTGCTGTTTCTCGCATGAGAGCTGGTGGCGCAAAGTTTACAGTAATGATCGACCTATCTGCATACGCAACTACAGAGCCAGGCGATGATACTCGTGAAGTAGACTTCCGCCGCTATCCTGCAGATTATGCAGAAGTCGTGGCGCAAACAGGCGATGATTTTCTTTCTAAGTGCTATGCCTGGGTAATGACACAAGATGATATGGCTGGCTCGGTGGCTGTGTGATGAGCATTGTCATCGACTACACCAAGGGGTTCTTCGAGGCTTCGCCTGCTGGTGAAACAGTCGGTGGCATAAGTTCAGGTACTCTGGACCTCTCCACTGGCAACGTTTTCTCAGATGCGCCCGCTGCCAATGCAACCTACGTCTTCAGCAACCCACCTGCCTCTGGCACGGCATACGGCTTCACGCTCAAGTTAACGCCCTCTGCTACGGTAACTCTGACTTGGCCTGCCTCGGTTGACTGGGCTGGTGGAACGGCTCCTGACGCCCCTGCTAGTGGCGCTACGAATGTTTACACGTTCTACACACAGGATGGTGGGACGACGTATTATGGCTTCCTCGCTGGTGGGGCAATGGCATGAGTGTTGCTAGGCTGATGCAGATGGCTGCGGCTGGCTCTGCTGGCGCTGAGTGGACCGACCCCGACCTAGCTAATGCTTCGTATGATGGCGTTTCGGTCAACCAAGAAGCTGGATCAGAGTTTACCTCTAGCGTCACAATTTTCAGGTTTAAGCCTGACGGAACACGTTGCTATATTGGTGACATTGGAAGTGATAGTATTCATCAATACAGTTTAAGCACTGCTTGGGACTTGTCTACTTCGTCTTTAGACGCAAGTTTTTCAGTTGCTTCTCAGGAAACACAACCTAGAGACATTGCGTTTAGTCCCGATGGGACGGTAATGTTCATGCTTGGGTCTGGAGTGGAGGCTATGTTTGAGTATAGCCTATCTACTGGGTGGGATATTTCAACCGCCTCTTATACTGGTACGTCTTTTAGTAGTTGGCCTTCAGTCTCAGAGGAGCCTGCATCTGTCATTTTTAACGAAGGTGGGACGAAGTGCTATGTTGCGGATTATGGCGTAGATGAAGTTTGGCAATACAGCCTATCCACACCGTACGACTTGTCAAGCATTTCATATGACAGCAAAAAAATAACGGGCCTAGCAACTTACGGTGCGACAGTCTCTGGTATCTATTTTTCCCGAACTGGGGATAAGTTGTTTATATCTTTTAATGAAGCCTCTGGGCAAAGTACAGGCGGTGTTTTCCAATTCAGTTTAACGACTGCTTATGATATATCCACTGCGTCTTACGACAGTGTGTCTTTTATATTAAACGAGGATTGCCCAGCGGGACTTGAGTTTAAGTCTAATGGGACGAAAGCATATAACGCTAACTATACCAACGGGTCTGGCGCAACATACCAATACTCCACAGCATAAGGACTTCCCATGTTACTCATGAAAACATCAAACGGACAGGTAGAGCAATTCCCTTACACGCTCGGAGACCTTCGCCGTGACAACCCGCAGACCAGCTTCCCGAAGAAGATCGGTGACGCTATCCTTGCCAGCTACGGTATCTTCCATGTGATGCCTGAGACGCAGCCTGAGTACGATCCTCTTGTACAGACTGTCGTGCGTGACCCTGCGCCTCACCGTGAAACTCGGACGAAGCAAGCGAAAGATGAAGAACCTGCTGACGTAGCTGTTGGCGAGACCTACGAGACTGGCCGCTGGGTCATCGGCTACACGGTCGAGAACAAGACGCTAGACCAAGCACAGACAGCAGTCCGCGCCCACCGCGACCACCTTCTGGCAGAGACCGACTGGACTGCCCTTGTTGACGGCACTCTTTCCACAGCGATGGCCACCTACCGCCAAGCCCTACGTTATGTGCCGGAGCAAGAGGGGTTTCCCTACGCTGTGACGTGGCCAAGTAAACCCTGATGCTGACTCCAGAAGATTACTCAAACAATAAATATTAAATGATATCGACAGAGTGGAAGCAACGCAATATGATTGCGCGCCGTCTTGAACTTCTTTTAATTGGAAAAGATGCTTGGACGCAAGAACAGCGCGATGAAAATTTAGCTCTTGAACTTATTTGGGAAACGGTTAAGATGATTCGAGTAAAATCAGACGCGCTTGAAGCGATAAATCCTATACCAGAAGACTTCGCAGACGACAGGCACTGGGTGTAAGTCATGCTTGGCGCAGCACCCCTAGCAGCGATGCCTCGGCCGGATGATCTGCGGGTCACACCACCAGAGGGCTCGGCAGATGTATAAATATAATAAAGGAGAATAACAATGGTTACTTTCATGTTTACGGTAATGTTTGTGTCGATGCTAGGTCTAGGCGGATATGCAAATAAAGACGAGTTGAAGAATATGAACGAAGCTCCAGTATATCCAGTAGTGTAATAGGAATCGTTAAATGGCTCAGCCAACCACTAGAAACGAGTTCAAAGAATGGTGCCTAAGAAAATTGGGCCGTCCAGTTATCGAGATAAATGTTGATGAAGATCAGGTCGATGATAGGGTCGATGAGGCCCTATCATATTACTGGGACTATCATTTTGATGGTACAGAGAAAACATTTCTAAAACACGTTCTCACGTCTACCGATATCACAAACAAATATATCACTATCGCAGAGAACATCATTGGTGTAGTAAATATTTTTGATATTGGCGACTCTCTTTCTGTCAATAATCTATTCAACATTCGCTATCAGTTTGCTCTGAATGATATGTATGATATGAGTTCATACAGACTTTCTGAGTATATGATGGCAATGCAGCATATTCAGTTTATTGAAGAGATGCTTGTTGGTAAGCAGCCTATTCGCTACAATCGTCATGTCAATCGTCTTCATATTGATATGGATTGGGAAAAAGTATCTGCTGGTGATTATGTTGTTGCAGAGTGTTACCAGATTGTTGACCCAGCAACATATGGTGATGTTTACAAAGACCGCTGGCTTCAGAACTATGCTACAGCAAAGATTAAGTATCAATGGGGTTCGAACCTCACGAAGTTCAATGGAATGCAACTGCCTGGCGGTGTAACATTCAATGGTGAGCAAATTCTTGCTGATGCACGAGAAGAGATTCAACGTCTCGAAGATGATATGATTAGTTCATATTCCTTACCCGTACATGACCTGACTGGATAAGATTTATGGCAACTTCAGTATACTTCAATAACTTTGAAGCCTCTATGGAACAATATCTCATAGAAGATTTGGTTATTGAGTCAATCAAAATACACGGACATGATATCTACTACATCACAAGAACCGCTGGTGCAGTAGATGACGTTCTGAATGAAGATGACCTCTCTGAATATAAGAGAGCAGACTTCATTGATATGTACATCAAGAACTTTGATGGCTTTGAAGGTGAAGGCGACTTCCTATCAAAGTTTGGATTAGAGATTCGTGATGAGATGACACTGACGATTGCCAGAAGAACATTTGAACTTGACGTAGGACAATATACAAGAAACGATAGACCGCTAGAAGGTGATTTGATTTACTTCCCACTCAACAAGAAGATGTTTGAGGTTAAGTTTGTTGAGCATGAGCCAGTGTTCTATCAGATGGGCGCTCTACAGATGTACGATTTGAGATGTGAAATGTTTGAGTATTCACAAGAGACTTTCAGCACAGGTGTAGCAGAGATTGATACATTGTTTGCTAATTTTGAAACAACTTCTAACACATCTATTGAATATTTGGAATCGCAAGACTCATTTGCTGACAACAGCACCTTTGAAACAGCAGCGGATGGTATCATTGACTTCTCTGAAGCTGATCCTTTCTCTGAAGGAGGTAGGTTCTAATGTTTGGTCATAGTTTTTATCATGGTTCTCTTCGCAGATATGTCACGGTATTTGGTACGTTATTCAACGAGATTCTAATCTCTCGTGAAAATAACAGTAGTGTGACTAAAAAACAATTTCGTGTTCCTATCGCTTATGGTCCAATGCAGAAGTTTCTTGCAAGGATTGAAGGCGACCCAAGTCTGAATAGCCCAGCATCAGTCTCTCTTCCTCGTATGTCGTTTGAAATGACAAATGTATCATACGATCCAGACCGTAGATTGACTGGTAGAGTTCGTAACACGAAAACATCATCAGCTAATAATAACATTTTAACGACTCAGTTTGCACCAGCACCATACAACATGGACTTCACCTTGTCTATTATGGCAAAGTATTCTGAAGATGGTACTAAGATTCTAGAGCAGATATTGCCGTTCTTCAAACCAGAATGGACTGCTTCTGTCAAACTTGTCGATGCTTTAGACGAATATTTTGACATACCCACAATTATGAATTCTGTCACTAGTGAAGAAGTATATGATGGGGATTTCAATACAAGGCGAGTTGTGATTTGGACGCTAACCTTCACAATGAAGGGTTACTTCTTTGGTCCAGTCACCACTAAGAAAATCATCAAGTTTGCTAACGTCAACTTCTATAGCCAGTTTGCAAATGGTGATTATTCTAACAGTTCAATGGAAAGCGTCAAGGTATTCCCAGGCTTACTAGCAAATGGTGACCCAGCAGGATTTGTTTCTAGTCAAACAGTTCGTGCTACAGCAAACGCTCAGATATCTGGTGATAGTGTATCATCGTTCGAAATTCTCAACAATGGTATTGGTTACAATAGCGCTACAGTTACAATCTCTGCTCCTGATTCGGGTAGTAACACTGCAACAGCAAGTGCTAATGTTGTCAACGATGGTATTCGTGAGATTATTCTTACAAGTGGTGGCTCCGGTTACTCAACGACACCAACAGTTACAATTTCAGTACCAGACAATGAATCGATTGATCATTCGCTAATTAATAAGGATGACGATTGGGCATACATTGTTATTGTAGAGGATAGTTAGATGGATGATGATACTATCACTGATGCTTTAGGGTTAGAACCAGTAAAGCATGAAAGTGTTTCAGTCATTATTCCTGAAAAGACAGATAATGATATTGAGAACGACTTCAAATATACAAGAGAAAATCTATATACTGTCATTGAGCAAGGCAACCATGCACTTGAGCAAATGATGGATGTTGCTCGTGCTTCAGAGCATCCAAGAGCGTATGAAGTTGTGTCTACTCTAATGAATACTCTTGTAAATGCTAACAAAGACCTACTCGACCTTTCTAAAAAGAAGCAGGAACTTGCTCCTAAAGAAGGTGGACCACAGACAGTGAATAATAATCTGTTTGTTGGGTCAACAGCCGACTTACAGAAAGCGTTGAAAGAACTGTAATGAGTATCGAAAGACTTGGTTATAACGGAAACGCAAATCTAAAAAGAAAAGACACTCGGATTGAATGGACTCAAGAACTTTTAAGCGAGTATGTCAAATGTGCAAAAGATGTGGTCTACTTTGCTGAAAAGTATATTCAAATCGTTCACGTTGACCACGGTCTTATTCCTATTGTGCTATATGATTATCAAAAAGAAATCATAGAAAAATCTCAAGACTCCAGAAATGTCATCGTCAATACCTCAAGACAAGCGGGTAAGACGACAACTGCTGCCGTTCTCATTCTTCATTACATTTTGTTTCAAGAACATAAAACAGTAGCATTGCTCGCTAACAAGGGTGATGCTGCTAGAGAGATTCTTGACCGTATCAAGATTGCCTTTGAAGCACTTCCAAGATGGATTCAACAAGGCGTTGTCGAGTGGAACAAAGGGTCTGTTGAGTTTGAGAATGGATGTAAGATTATTGCTACCGCAACTTCTTCATCTGCGATTCGTGGTAAATCTGTATCATATCTCTATATTGATGAAACAGCATTCGTAGAGAATTGGGATTCATTCTTCGCTTCAGTCTTTCCAACAATCTCTTCTGGTGAGACAACAAAGATTCTACTAACCTCCACACCAAACGGTCTCAATCACTTCTATAAGACGTTTGAAGGGGCAAAAGAAGAACGTAATGGATATGCTTTTGTAGAAGTTCCTTGGTATAAAGTGCCGGGTCGAGGCGACAAATGGAAGAAAGAAACCCTTGCTTCTATGGACTTTGATGCACAGAAGTTTGCTCAAGAGTTTGAGTGTGAGTTTCTGGGTAGTTCTGGTACACTCATTGACGGGTCTAAGCTCAAGCAGTTATTTCACAAAACACCCATTCAAGACCAAGCTGGCATCAAAGTATATGAGCAACCGCAAAAAGATAGAATGTATGCTTGTGTGGTCGATGTGTCAAGAGGTAAAGGTTTAGATTATTCAGCCTTTCAAATCGTAGACATTACAGCAATGCCATATCAACAGGTATGTGTATACAAAGATAGTCTTGTCACACCTATCGAATACACTGATGTTATACATAGAATGACAACATATTATAATAATGCACACACTCTAGTTGAGATAAACGATATTGGCGGGCAAGTGTCCGATTTACTATATTTTGAATACGAAATTGAAAATTTAATTTCAACTGAATCTGCTGGTAGGTCTGGTAAGAGAATATCAAGTGGATTTAGTGGTAAGAACATCGATAAAGGTATTCGAACAACAAAGTCGGTGAAGGCTACTGGATGCTCTATTTTAAAGATGATGGTAGAGCAAGACCAAATTATTATTAACGACTTTGATACCATCAATGAACTTTCAAAGTTTTCAAGGAGAGGAAATAGCTACGAAGCAGAATCTGGAAGCCATGACGATTTAGTTATGTGTCTCGTTCTGTTCGCTTGGCTATCATCGCAACAATATTTTAGTCAGATTACAGATATCAATACTCTTACGAAACTGAGGCAACGAAGCGAAGAACAAATGATGCAAGACCTCTTGCCTTTTGGTTTCTATGATGCTGGTAACAATGAAACAACACAAGACATTGTTCATGTTGATCGTGGGGATGGAGGATGGTTATCGGATCAGTAAAATATCGTTTTTTATAAATAATAAAAACAATCGATAAATCTCTATTACAAGGAGAAATGAACTATGCCATTTCAAGTAAGCCCAGGTGTTAATGTGTCGGAGATTGATCTCTCGACCGTAGTTCCTGCCGTATCAACAACAGAAGGTGTCATTGTCGGCACTTTTACACAAGGACAAGTGGAGCAAACAACTCTTATCACCTCTGAGGAAGATTTAGTTGCTCGCTTCGGTAAGCCAAACTCAAACAACTACGAAACATTCTTCACTGCTTCTAACTTCCTAT